GCTTTTCGAAATAAACCAGTCCATGGTGCTGCATAATAATCCGGGTCCTGTTTGCATCACGAATTTGTGACCTTTCGAAGGATGCACGTGCATCACAATATTCGAAAAGGGCGCCAACATGAAATCGCAATGGGTATTATGCGCCATCACTATTTGACCCCGAGTCGTAGCTTCGCCGGTAGCGATAAAAGCGCTACACCGGTCTTCCGAACTATGCCCTTTAAATACCGTAAACATCGACAAGTACAAATTCCAAGATAATAAAAAGTCGAAAGATACAACGACCCCTTTCGACAAAGCTCCCATACAAATAGCGTCGAGTTCTTCCACCCATTCTTTACACTTACTTTGGAATACGGATTTCGTCATAGAAACACATTTCGCAAGATAATTGTCAAAAGAAACACCAAAATCTCTCGACACCATTGCCGGAAACGATTCTAATAAGAGACAGAGTTGTCCTGCTAATTGAGCGCCATGCTGAAACCCGCGCGTCTTGGCGTCTCCTCGAATATGAACTATTCGCCAGCCGTGACGGAAACTATCACCAGTTACCGTGCTCTTGTACTTACGCGTATTCATCTATAATAATCCTACATTATTATGGATACAAAAAGATGAACAAGATTAAAAGCTAAATGCATTAATAGTAGTGTATTTTGCAAAATCTAAATGGCTGATAAACATCAATGCAATCAAGATAAACATCACCAAAAACGGTAAAAACACGAGTACCCATGCAACCGTTTCGTATCCGGATTTACACATAATATTAAGCAACCATGTCCAGAATAAAACATAGACGGCTTTCAAGAGAAAAATAGCTACAATACTTGAAGTCGGGCAACTATAAGCTCCAACACAATAGACTTGAGTGTTTCCCATATTTTGCAAAGCCATCATTACGATAGCAACTGTCGACATTATGAAATAAAATAATGCGGGTGTACATAAATTGCTTAATCCAATAGTAGCCATTATATATGTATAGATAGAATTAGTTTATTCGTATGGTGGGTTCGATGCAGAATAAATAGTTGATTGTGGGGTTGGATTATAGGTGCTATAAATATTATTCAAAAATCCGTGTCCACCTTTCTGTGTTCGTCTCTTAGACATCTTAGACCTATTAGATTTTATTTTGCCACCTTTTAAAAAAGGCGCGGTGTTCCTTGCCCCTATGACTAAATGATTCGGATCATGCGAAAAATCATTTTGTGGATAAAAAGAACGAATGGGAACATTTGTAAAAGTCGCTGGAAATACGGCTGGACCCTGATCGGCTAAACCGTCAAACCATCCTCCACCAGATTGCATGGACTTACCTCCTTTAAATAATCCGCACCCAACTTTTTTACTCTTTCCGCACCCTTTTTGTTTTATTCTTCTGCCTCGTGTACTTTTTTTCGGCATTATACATTAATGAAACATATTATTCAATATCTACGTGTGTAAGCATATGTCGACGGCAACATGGCTTCTTTAGTCCAATCATATCTAGTACTTTGCCTTCTGCCGTTTTGGTCGCGTTTCGTGCATTAAAATACACAACATTGTCATTTAGCTCCTTTATCTGTTCGCCGCTCTCCATCTTTTGCCGACGGACTTCATTCAAATAAAACTCGTACTTGTCAGCCAAGACTTTACCGCAGGTAACACAACGAATAGGGATAATCATTTTATATATAGTATATATTGTAGCTTGTTTTGTTTATTAGGGTTTACATTGAAAGTCACTTCAATTTTTACAGGCAATAATATAGCCGAATAGTATAAAGAAAAATGTTTCCTAAAGTCGTTATGCAACATAAATATCTCATTATGTTCGTATTATTAATAGTATTCTTTGCGGCAGTATTCATTCAATACTACTGGAAAATTGAAGTCGAGTCGTTCGACGTAGTACCGATTCAATATTCGGATTTCGAAAATACGAAATTGCTGCAAGGATATTACAAAGTCGACGCACAAAATATGGCGCAGATTCCGTATGGATATAAATTGGACCCAACTAATAATTCGAAGATTATACCAGTCTCCGCATCTGCCATAAAATCGTCAAAAGGTGCCGTTGTTCCGAATGTTCCTCCGAAAGGCACTATTATTCCAGACACATATTATCTATTGAGTGATTCGTCTCTCGCGATTCTTCCGCCGAATATGATGCCAAACGTGAAATCCGTAGACGTGTTGTATACAACAACTCCTCCGAAATTATTGGTCTATTATGAAAAAGGATACGTAAGCTCAAAACAGTATTATCAAAAAACATTCCCTACGCCAAATTCTGTTACGGCGACAATTCAAGTAAGTGGAGCTCCGCCTTCGGCACCTCCTACCATGTATTTTGTCGACATCACTCACAAAACGGTTTCTTTTTTGCTTTACGGCAAAATTCAAGATCCGAAAAAAGGATACGGATACATTGACAATCCCAATCTAATCAGCAAAACGGGAACGTTCGATGCGGCAAACACGAATTTCAAAGACATTGCGAATGATACGGATATAAATTATCATCAACCGGCGGAGGATTTGATGAATAACGCAAAATCCAGCGATGTGCAATTCAGTAAATTAAGTGTAAAAGACCAGAAAGGAAACAACGTACAAGTACCGTATAGTAGTCTTCAAGGAACCGTTACCTATTACCAACCAGGTTCGTTCCCTTTTGGCGCTTCTACTTACATACCAAAATACGAAGACAGTGTTTATTTAAGCCGCACGACAAATGATAGTACCGTGGCGGAATACACTCCATTGAATGGGGAATTGGGTGCGTGCGAGAAATACAAGAAACTGCCACAAAAGAACGAAGAGTATTGCCGGTCTCTCGATGCGGCAACGTGTAGCTCTACATCGTGTTGCGTATTGTTGGGAGGGTCAAAATGTGTGGCGGGTAATGAGCTAGGTCCAACTTACAAGAACAACTATGGCGACTATTTAGTGAGAAACAAGGATTCTTATTACTATAACGGGAGGTGTTACGGTAACTGCGCATAACGTTCTTTGAATATTCTTCTCGGTAAACCAACGATATGGAAAGTCGGGGGTAAGAATCGACATTTGGTCGATTCGAATAGCCCCCCTCCAATGATTGAGTTTGTACGTGAATGCCTCGCACATCGATGCATTGTTGTCCGACCGCAGTTCAAAACCCACCTTCGGTGGGGTTATATAGGAATTGCAAAATTGAAACACTGATTGTTTGGAAGACCGTTCGAAACAATCAATACACAAGAACGTATTAACAAACAAACCAATCAACCCAAAATGAACGTAATGAATCTTCTCTCGAATATCACCGAAGACATCATGAGTCTGGAAGTGATGGAGTCGCATTCGGAAATCCTAGCTCATAGTGATGTCACTGTTTATGAAGTAGATATAACCGATATGAATCGCGCCTACGACGCTTTGCTCGAGAGCACGATGGAACTTTTCCACGACACGCAAGAACGTCGACGTGCTTATAACTCGGCAGTCAGAGCAGCCCGCCACCTAAATCGGTTGGCAGAGCAAAGAGCCCGCTCACAACAGGCAAGAGCGGTTGCTCAAAACACGGTTGATTTGACTGTTCGTGCTCCTGCTCCTGTTTTACCCGTTAACCGAATGTTTCCGGTTACCGGATTGACCAAACTCAAATCCAAAGCCTTGAAAAAATCCGAACTGGATGCCCAGATGCCCGACAGTTGCGGTATTTGCCTCGAGGTCAATACCCGGTCCAATAGTATCGAGACCGATTGCGGTCACGGATTTTGCAAGACGTGTTTCGACCAATACATCGATTCTATCCGAACCAAACCACGAACAGAGAGACACCTGAATTGTCCGATGTGTCGTAAATTTGGACCGAAATGCACCGAATTCCGACCAAGAAAACCCCCGGTTCGAACACCCCGTGTGGCTCAGGAACCCGTGACCAATACAGAGGTCGATGAGCTCGCGGACTTGATGACCGGAGTCACAATCTAGGTAAGTACTCTACACCATTATTTCATAAAATAAAAAACAAAATAAAAATAGGCATATGCCTATTTTTTACATGCAGGTTCAATAATTATACATAAAATGCAGATATAATAGGGTTTACACAAAATATTCGGACATCATTCGCTTACTAGAAGACTCCACCAAGAGTCCATTGGCATACACACCGTAATTTTTGTGATAATTCTCATTTTCAAGTGCAAAATGCCAAATGGTATAAATACCCGATTTTTGGTAAGGCTTTGCTCTCTTATCGATACATGCCATGAGTCGGTATTTATTGTCCGTAATAAACAATTTACCGAATAGACGCACCGTCTCTTCATTCTCCTCCTCGGATAGATAATTCACCAAAATCGAATGGCACCCCGTCAAATAAAGAGGTTGGGTTAATTCCGGATACTGGGAAGGAGACAGTTTATAAAGACGGCCCTTTGAACGCACGCCATCAGACGGATTGTATATTTTCGTGGACTTAATCGATTCAATGGGCACATATCCGTGCAAATGGGTTTTGACAAGCATTCCTTTCCGCATAGACTCAATAGGAACAAGGGTCTCGTGTCCAGCTACTAGACACATAATTTCGGTACCTTCGCGAAAACACAGCACATTTTGCGACTGTGAACCAAACCCAGTTGGTACGTTTGAAATCACCGTCACACTATTATTTACAACAGTTCCGCCCAATGTTCCGGCAAAGTTAGGCGTTCCCCCGTTAGCGGATACCATAAGAACCGAGTTTCCACTAATTGAAGGATACGTTTTAGACACCGTAAAATTGGCGTTATACACCGACGTTCCTTTGACCCAAGATAAATACGTCATGTATCCACCAAACGCAGCCCCACTACTTGGAGTGCTTTCATTCCCAATGACTAAATCTGAATTTCCGTCATAATTGAACGTATCTGACTCTGAATGAATCGAGGTTCCATTCATGTATATTTTGCGAACTCCGCTTGCACGACAAATGGCAAAATGTACCCATTTGTTTTTATAATCTGATGAAGCAAGTGTCGTCACCATAGTATAAGTATTAATATGCCAAAAAATAAAAGTCCCACCTTCAATCGATGCACCAATATTGGTATTGGGATAATTCCCTACCTGAAAAATACGAGGAAACGAGTTCGAATCAGTCTGGTACTGATACCATTCAATGGTGAAATCGCCAGTTCCAAAATCAAATCCATTGTTATTTGGAATCCTTAAATAAGAGGATACCGTTCCGTTGAAAGAGAGACTCGACATTATATAATAATATTACAGAAACTCTCCCCCTCGGTAATTGACTAAATGACTTTGTCGATGGAACTCTCCCTGTCCCCAATGGTCGTATTTTCCTTTCCCGTCTTCCACGGCCATCATGGGGAACCGCAACGCACGGTTCTGCGTATGTTTGCTCAACGTCCAGTCCGGATTATAGGTCGCTAGATGGGGGTCCACATGTGCCCTAGCAGCATACGTAGCGTCAAATACCTCTAACAAGGTTTTCGCATAAGCGCGTGAAATCATGAACAGATGTACGCCCCACTGATTCTGAGGATACCTGTGGTACCGATACGACACACTGGGTCCTCCGTCATAAACGAGTGGAAACCCGTGCATCCACCATTCAATTGGGCAAGTCGTCATGTATCCTAAAAGCAAAATATCGAGAGACATGGCGTTGAATTCTTCGATAATGGTCGGGAGTTCTTTGGCGAAGTCGCGATGAATATGTACGTCGTCTTCACAGAAAAAACCGTACGGTTTCCCCGTTTCATAAAAAGCTTGAATATTGTCTAAATGTCCGTAGAAAACGGACGCGAGTCGGCGATGCGCCAAATCGTCGCTGAACTGCAACCTAGGGTCGTCCATCTGGACTCCCCCGTGGATATTTAGGTGTAGTCCCAATTGGCGAAACCGGTCGGTCATGGTCGCAGCGCGTTCTAACGAATTATACGACACGCAATAAAATTCACACGACTCCTGCATTTTGTATATGTAATCGCACGCATATTTTGTGTACTGGTTTCAACACAGATGAAAATATCGAATACACATTCAAACTACAAATAACTATCGATGACGCGTAACACATCTTGAGGTATGTTGGATTGATTATTCAGAATGCTTTCTAAAGTAGTCGCTTTCAACAATTGTTCAAGAGGAAAACAGAATTTCGCGGTTGCCATTTTTTCTCCTTCTACGCAATCCACCCATACTGATTGGTTGTTGTATATTTGTATAAATCTTGCTCGAAACACCGAATCTGGATATCCATCTGTGTTTGTTTTATAGAAAGTATACCGATTGCCTCTCAAAAGTTCCATGGTGTATATAAATACAACATGGATTCATACGTTTATCTATTTTATCGCAATTCCTTTTGTCGTCTTTTTCTTTACGATTTTCGGTTTGGTTTTTGTCGCGTGTTCTTCCCGATGACATCTCTCGCACAACGCCATTAAATTCGCCGGATGGTTCTTATGTACGCCTCCGATAAACCCGGATTCATCTGCCAACCTCTGTTCTTGCAAATGGTGTACCTCTTCAGCCAACGCCGCAAAACATTTCTCGCACGCACCTCTCAGCTTTTGCGCATTGTATTTCGGGGATGGCGAAGCGCACAAAGCCCCTCGCGCATCAGGAAAATATGTGTTGCGAATCCTATATGCTTCGTCCAAAAACGCATCTGGCAAATGCAGCGATTTCGCCACCTCAAGTCCATACACCTTATCTCCTTGTCCGTCTTTTAGAACGCGGTCATATACTAATGCATCCAATTCTCGGTCGTAATGCACCGCCATATGTTTTAGAGCCACGTTCGTAAGTGCCTTCATTTCTGAGAAGCGCGTGATTTCATGGAAATGTGTGGCAAACAGAAACTTCGTTCCTCGTTTCGACAAATGCATGAGCCCCGCCATGAAAATACTGAGTGCCGATTCCGTCTCGGTTCCAGAACACAGTTCGTCGCCTAGCACTAGACTCGATTCATCGGCGTTATTCAAAATAACGCGCAGTTCGCTCATTTCAACGGCGAAAGTCGAGAG